CAATGGTGAACACGTCGCCCGGGACCAGCGTGTTGCCGTCGGTCACGTTGTCCAGCGTCAGCTTGGTCGCACCGTTGGTCAGCGTGGTCTTGACAATCGGGGTGTCCGAGCGCAAGGCCGAGCCGGTCGTGTGCACCTTGATGGACTGCGACATGTTGATCTCCTCGTAGCCGAGGATGCCTTCGCCCATCATGCCGTTCTTGAACTGGCGCGAGATCGTGCTGGTCGGGTTGAACAGGCCCTTCATGCCTTCCACCAAGCCCGCGTTGGCCGCCGGATTGACGGTGGCGTAGCGCGGCGACATGACAGCAGCTGCCTCGTTCAGCTTCTGCTGCGCTTGCAGTAGCACCAGCGAGGTAGCCGGCGTCGTGCCGGGGGTGCCGACAGACTGGAAGATGTCCTTGTACGAATTGGCAACATCGGCGTCGATGCTGGCCGCGAGTTGCGAAACCCGAGGCTTGAGCACGCGATCAGCGAAGTCGTCCAGCGACAGGGCCATCTCGGCAGAGGTGAAGTTGACGCCGATGTGCTTCTGCGAAGCGATCGTCAGCGTGGTGAACTGCTGCTGCACCTCTTGCACTTGCAGCGCAGCACCGTCGGTGACCAGAGCGCGATCCGGCAGGCGGATGCGCAGCGTGTCGCCGATCTTGGCGCCTTCGACGGCGAACGAATCGTCGTACTGACGATTCACGTTGCGGGTGATGACCAGGTTGTTCTCCAAGATCTCCAACGCCTTGTTGGTGATCATGTCGATGGTCAACAGATTTTGAGCCATGACAAATTCCTTTCAATCAACGAACGCGATTCTTGGCTTCCCACTGCCTCATCTGCCGCTGCCGCTCGGCCTCGATCCACTGGCTGGTGGTCATGTTTTTCACAGACCTCGGATCAGTGGTGTCGTACGTCGTAGACGCAGACCTGGCGGTAACAGGCGTGATCGGCGTGGGGGCCGCAGAGGTTTTCTTTGCCGGCGGGCTCGACTGCACTTTGGCTTCGATCCTACCGATTTCCTTGGCTTGCAAATAAGCCGGCAGCCGAGAAATCCGCTCCGCTTCCTTGGGATTGCTCCCAAGGTAGTACGCAACATCCGGCCCCACGTCAGAGGCTTGGATGGTCTGCGCCATCAGAGTCGTGATCGGCAGCTTCGGGTTCAGTGCGACTTGCTCGAAGTCGTCGTACTTTTCCCGGGCCGCTTCTTCGCGCTCCTGATAGTTCTCCAGCAGGGCTTCCTGTTGCTGCCGCTGCTCACGCTGCTGAACCAGTTCTTGCGCCTTACGTTCGGCGAGCGCTTGCGCGTACTCGTCGACGTTGGCGAACTGATCCGCAGTAGGTGCGGGGGCTGAAACGGGTCGTTGCTGGGCAGGTTGCGTGAGCTTCCTTTCCCACTTGCGCTGCTCTTTTGCGAGCCGCTTGGTGATCAGTGCGTCGACTTCCTCTTGCGAAAAAGTCTTTGACTGTTCAGCCGGCGCATCAGTAGCGACATCCGGGGTGGCCGTCACCTCGGGCGCTTGCACGGTTTCCGCTGGCGCGGTGTCCGCTACGGGCAGTTGATCTGCGTCCATTTGATTCCGTGGAATCCCCGGTCAACGGGCCGGTACAGCGGCAGTGTACCGCATTAAATACTGAGCGATGCAACTTTGTCTTGAAACGCCTTGATCCGGGCATCAAGTCGCTCGCGCTCTGCTTGCAAATCATCTTGCGCAAAACGCATCTTTTCTTCGCGTGAAGCAACGTCTGCTTCTTTGATAGCAACCGCTTTTTCTCTAGCTGCAAGCTCAGACCATTTGGCGGTTGAGTCGCGTTTGAACGATTCGGCCTGAAGATCATAAGCCTGCAAGTTGGCATTCAGTTCATCTTGCAACAGCTTGTTTTCTTCCAGTTTGCGCTGCGCTTCCGCAACCAAGCCGGCTGCGTCTTTTTTGGCTGCGTCCAGCTCCGCCTTGGCGTCGGCGCGCAATTTTGTTGCGTCTTGCACAGCGGTCAACGCGCCTTGACGAAGCGCAATCTCATCCCGCGCTTGCACCAGCGTGGCTACATCTGCCGGCAGCTGCCTGGCGATGTAGTCAAGAAACTTGTCAGTGTCGATCTGTCCAAAATCGCCAAAAACGTTCATGGCGCTGTCCTTAAGCGTAATAGCTTACGTTGAGTTTGGAGCTTCCGCTTTGCTCAATGAACTGAATGTATGTCAGGTCGCCGTCGTATTGCAAAGTCACACCTGCTGCCAACGGCATCCCAACAGATGCGGTGGGCGCAACGCCGTCGTCTCGCCAACGAACGGCTGTCGATTCTGCAACAATCAACGCTATGGACGGCTTGCATGACAGACCGTTGACGTCTCTGGTCGGAACGGTGAGGCTCTTGGCGGAACTTAGGCCGGTGATCTGTTCGTAACCCAGCCGTGTGGTAACGGCCTTGAGGTTCATGGACATTTAGAAACTCCCAGTGAAAGACCGGATTGGCACCCTGGAATCCGGCGGCATGGTGCCGACGTAAATGCCACCAGGGCCGTACTGTACACCGCTTCTGACGTCTTGGGGCAACGGGTACTCAAGAACTATCGCGAACGCTGCTGGTTGTCCAACAATTGCGTACACCCCAGCTTCGGCAAAAATTACGGCAGTTTTTGCAAACTCAGCGTCTTGGCCGGCAACTGCGTAACTTCCGACTTGAGCATTGAATATGCGTTCAAGCTCCAGCGTTGCCGCTTGCCCAGACACATTGTAGATGCCGGCATCTGTCGCTATTGTTCTGTCAGCAAGAAGCGTTGCCGCCTGACCGGCAAGCGCGTACAAACCAACTTCAGCGTTGACCTGTCGGTTTGCCGACAATGTTGCCGATTGCCCACTGACGGCGTAAGAGCCCGCGGCAGCGTCAAAACTTGCCTCAACTACAAACGTTGCTGCTTGGCCGGTAATCGCGTACGAGCCAGATTCTGCATCTATTTCGTAAACAACTCCGCCGGGCGCAAATATCCACCCCAACGACCCGTTGTTGGTGGAGTTATTACCTGCGTACCAAGTCATAGCGGATATGCTCTAACACCTGTAATGGCTAGGTAGTCAACATCAGCAGCTTGTCCGCTGCCTGTGAAGACTAAGGTGCAAGGCGAAGTTGCTGAAGAGCCTTGGACGGTGAGGATGTTGCCAGCGCTGCCTGAGGCTGTCCACGACGTTGTGACACGCTGTGTGGTGGTGCCCATTGCAATGGTGTTGGCACCAGCGGCAGTGCTGCTAATGGTCTTGAAGGTGTTGTTGCCGCTGATGGTAAGAGTGCCGTTGCCGCCCTGGTTAAGGGTGATGCCGCTGTAGGAGACGTTGCCGCCTGCGAAGGTTTTGGCTGATGCGGAGGTGAGGCTGATGGTGCCGGTGCCTGTCACGGTGAGGTTGGTGGACGCCGCGTTCCAAGGATTTGATGAGCTAGAAATAGTCCATAAACCAGAACCAATCGCCAAGGTTCTTACTTGATTTCCAGCGTTTGCAAAAAAACTTGCCGAACTGGTGAAATTATATCCATTAGCGTCAAATGTACCCGCTATATGATTAACCCCACCGTTGACAGTAATTGCATCTAACAGTGTTACAGAACCATTAGGCGTGTTAATGTCAAATGTTTGATTAAACGTCTTTCCGGCACTGGTAACTGTCTGCGAACCACGATTAGAAAAAGTCAGCGTTCCCGTTCCCGTCAACGTAGTTCCAGTACCGTTGATCCAGTTGCCGTAGATTGCTGGTGTGGTTGAACCCGTCGCCAACGTCATCGTATTCGTCGTCCTAGCCGACATGTCGATGGTGCCGATGTTGTAGGCTTGGTTGATGGTGATGGTAGCGCCGCTGTTCAACCCCGTAGCTTCAAAGAAACAGGTGTCCTGTGCCAGAGGGAAGTTGTTGATGGCAGGAGAGCCGCCGCTTGACGTAGCCCAACCAATAGCACCGCCCCAGTTGCCGCCAGCAGCGAGGTTCCAGTACTTGTTTGCCGCAGCCGTGAACGTGATGCCGCTGTTGCCTTTGCAGTCTCCGATGCGCGTACCTGTCGCTGGCGCGGCTACACCGGCTATGGTGATGTCTCTGAAGTCAACGTCGGTCAAGGACACAGCCGCGCAGGTGAGCGTGCGTGTGGTGCCTATGGTGTCAGAGCGAACGAAGTGACGCATCGTGGCGTTGGTGCCTGCTGAGCAGGTGAAGGTGCCTGTGATGGTCTGGTTGGCTGTGACGCTGATGACCTTCAAGCCAGCAGAGGTGATGCCGGTGAAGGACAGGTTGTTGAAGCTGTTGGCTCCGTTGATGGTGACGGTGCCTGCGGATGTGTCAGTAAATGCGACGTTATAGAAGGTTTTGCCATTTCCTGAAAAGGTTGGGTTGCTTCCAGTGCAGTTAATTTGCGCAGTTCCGGCAACAATCGTAAGATCAGCAGATGTAGTTTCCGTAGTTCCAAACGCAAATGCGCCACTACTACCAGAAGTCGTTATAGTCCCGGACCCAAAGTCAAAGGTTCTTATATTAGAAGAACTGCAGGTAATTCCCCCACATGTCAAATTGTACGTTACACAATCAAAAACTCCATTAACTAACGTAAAGCCCCCTACTGTGCTCAAATCTAAAGCACTACCCAACACCCATTCACACCCAACCCCATCCAGCGTAATGGACGATGCCAACGCAACGCCATTAGTCGTCAACGTCAACCCCGACGTAGACCCTGACAGCGTGATAGCGCCTGTGTACGTCCGCGTCAACCCCGTCGCAGGCAGCGTCACGTTGCCGTGAATGCCAACAATAGCTGTGCTGCCTGCCAGCGTCACGTTGCCCACCAACGGGCCTGCAATGGTGAGGGCTTTGCAGCGAATGCCGCCAGTGACAGCGTTCACCGTGGCTGTGTAGGCTGTGGCGTTGGACAGGCTGTCGAAGACAACATCATCATGGCTGCGTGGCACAGCAGCGCCAGAAGCGCCGCCAGACGACGTAGACCAACGAGCGGTGTCGCTCCAGTTGCCTGTGCCACCAACCCAATAGCGCGTGCTGTCAGCAGGCTTGGCTGTGCGGTAAACAGGCGCTGCCGCCGTGCCTGTGCTGTTGGCACCAGCGTAGAACTCACCAGGGCTTGTGGCAGCAAAGCCAATGCTGCCCATAGCAAGGTAGTCAATGCTGTCTGTGCAAGCTCCAGCGAGGATGTGGGCAGTGCCTGTGCCGGTGAGGGTGACGACGTTGCCTACTGTACCCGTCACCGTCCATTTGCCAAAGGTCTGCGTTGTGCTGCCAAGGGCAATGGTGTGGGCTACGGTTTTGGTGCTGGCAAGCTCGGTGAATTGGTTGTTGCCGGAAATGTTAAAACTAGATATACCTGTGGTTCCACCGATAGTGAGCTTGTTGTAAGAGAGATTGCCGCCGACAAAACTTCTAGAAGAGGTAGTGGTATTAGAAAGAACGATGTCAGCGGTCCCTTTATAAAAATTTAAATTAGTTGCGCTACTACCGACGTCCCAAACCGTCCCACCCAACGCCAGCGTCCATAGGCCGGAACCCATTTTTAAAGTCCTGGTAGTTGAGCCCGCTGAAAGAAAAGCGGCAATAGTAACGCTATATGTCACAGCGTCAAAAGTACCAGATATTAGTGTAAGTGCTCTTGTAGAACCAAGCGTCAGCGCATCTGCAAGTTGGACAAGACCAGTAATGGAATCTACCGTGATAGGACACCCAAACGTCACACCGTTGCTGGTGATCGTCTGTGTGCCACGCTTGGCAAACGTGATCGTGCCTGTCGTGCTGGACGACGTTACTCCTGTACCAAACTTCCAATCGCCGTAGACAAACGGAGTATTGCTACCGGTAGTGAGCGTCATCGCACTAGTACGCGCAGACGCATCAAACGTACCGATGTTGAACGCCTGAATCGTCACCGTCCCTGCACTGCCTGTGTCATCAAACACCGCCGTGTCCTGCGCCAGCGGGAACTGATTGATGTCAGGCGTACCGCCAGAGCTTGATGCCCAGGCTGTAGCAGACCAGTTCTGAGTGCCTGCGAGGTTCCAGTAGACAGTCTTCGGTGAAGGGAAGGTGATGCCGCTGTTGCCGCCACAGTCGCCTGCACGGGTCGGAGAAGAGCCTGCTGCGGTGCCAGCAATGGTGATGTCGCGGAAGTCGCAATCGTCGGCACTGAGCGTGCCGACTGTGAGGGTGCGGGTGGTGCCGAGGGTGTCAGAGCGGGCGAAGATGCGACGGACTGCTGTGGCTCCAGCGACGGTGAGGGTGCCGGTGATGGTGTTGTTGCCTTGCATCCCAACTACTCTTAGTCCAACTGCGGGGTCTAATGCAGAAAAGGTAAGGTTTCTAAATTGGTTGTTGTTTCCGTTAAGGGCTACTGTCCCGGAGCCGCCTGTCCCGGTAAATGACAAATCATAGAAAGTGTTACCACCCCCTTCAAAACTAAGCCCAGGATTAGCTGTAATAGTTATTTGTGAAGTACCGGCGTTGAATGTTAAATTTAATGAGTTAGCTAACGAGACGGGAGAACTACCACTCAACGTCACCGTACTCGACCCCAGTGTTATCGCCCTGACGTTGTTGTTGCTGGACGACAGAGCGCCTGCGGTGACGTTGTAGTTTTTGGTGTCGAAGGTGCCGTTGGTAATGGTGAGGTTGTTACCAGAAACACTAAACGCATCTCCAAGCTCAACCGTGCCTCCATATGAGTCAATTACCAAATTGCTGCTAAAAGCCTTTCCAGCGCTTGTAATGGTTTGGATATTGCGGCCTGAGAATGTAATTGTGCCGTTGTAGCTTAATGTGACGGCGGAGGATAGTGTCAAATTCCCATGAAATGTCATTGGGTTACTGCCGCCCAATGTAAAAGCATTTGTTCTTGTCTGTGTTGACAATGCACCGGTGTATGAAAACGCAGAATCTATCGTCACCGTAGCTGATGTATTCAGCCCCGTGTTCTCAATGACAGCGGTGTCTTGAGCCAACGGGAAGTTGTCCGTGCTGACCGCGCCGCCAGAGCTTGCAGCCCAAGCGTTGGCAGACCAGTTGCCACCAGCAGCTAAGTTCCAATACACCGTCTTGGGCGTGTCGAAGGTGATGCCTCTGCATCCACGCAGGTCTCCAACACGCGTGCCGCTGATGGGCGCGGCTGTGCCGATGACGTAGATGTCTCGGAAGTCTGCGTCGGTCAGGCTTGGGGCTGAGTTGATGGTGAGGGTTTGGGCGATGCCGTAAGTACCGCTTTGGAACCAGACTCTGCGGTTGCCTGCGGTGCCGCTAGTGGAGAGGGTGCCGTTAATTGTTGCGGGGCTATAAAACCAAACTTGACGCACCCCCGCCGTGCTCATTGCTGTACACGTCAAATCGTTAAAAGTTAACGGTGATGTACTGTTAAATAGCGTTGCCCCGGTGGCTGATGTTGATCCACAAGTTACATTGTAAAAAGTTATTCCGGTTGTTCCGTTGTTTACATTTTGTGTTCCTGTGGATGTAAAAACAAGTGTTGAAGTACCTGCATTAAACGTTAGATTTGTAGATGTGCTAAAGTTAACGGGAGTTGTGCTACTCAACGTCACTGTAGACGATCCTAGATTGATCGTGCGAGTGTTGCTGTTGGTGGAGGATAGCGCGGAAGCAGTGACGTTGTAGTTGGCGGTATCAAAGGTTCCGTTGGTCTGGATAATGTTGTTGTTGACAACCAAAGCATCTTGTAACGTCCAAGTTGCAGAACCAGCTACGACTACTCCAAGCAATAAATTAGCACCAAAACTTTTCCCACCGTTTGTTATCGTATAGGAACCACTAGTTGCTTGCAGTGCAAAGTTACCTGTATGGCTCCAAGTCATTCCAGAAACTCTGGTAATGCTGCCGTACACGTTGATTGTGCCTGTGCCAGTAATTACACCAGTAAACCCTGTGAAATCTAAGTTTAGACAATTTACTGATGCGCTAACCGTCACCGTCACCGCGCCGCTATTCGCATCAAAATAAACGTCATCCGCACTGGTCGGAACAGACGCACCACCAGCACCGCCGGACGTAGTTGCCCACTTGGTTCCGGCAGTGCCGTCCCAGTTTGCTGTACCGCCAACCCAGTAGCGATCTGCCATCTCTTACACCTTGTAGTACCAGACGCCGTCGATCTCAACCAGCTTGGCTCCCGCAGGCGGAACGCCCTCTAGTTTCTGATACACCTCACCAGCAACCTCTTTGGTCGTCTCAGGCTCCGGTGCAGGAGGCGCAGTCACCACAGCAATCCAGTTGTCTCGACGCTGCTCCTTTATCGCCTCAATCTCAGCTTCGCTGAAGCTGTGGTCATCAGGCAGATGAAGAGCATCGGCAAACTTGCCGTGAGGGGTGTCAAACTCAAAATCAATCTTGATCATGATCAAGCCAGCGTGAAGATTGCCCCAGGCGTTGTGTTCGAAAACTTGACGGTAA